CCCGTCCATCCGGTTAACCCCAATTCCACCACGCCAGTCAGACCATGCAATGATAGAAGTTCGGAGCTGTGAGTCCTTCGTCGTATCTCCAATAACTATTTTTGCAGGGTAGATCGACGCAAGCGTAGAACGCACCGGCCTTGTTATTGGATAGTAAACACCTCCGAGATAAACCTCGTTAGCCTCAACTACTGAGTTCGCCATCAGTCCACCGACCTAATATTGACCAGCATCGGGAAGGCTCTCCTTGCACGCTGCGCCTGGTCAGACCAGAACGCAGCCAACTGACGCTTTGCATCAGGATCTGTAGATTGACCACCAGATGTAGACAGAAGCGCAAGCGCAATTGCGTTGGCAATAATGTAGTCTTCATCAATCTCTGTCGTTGACGAGTCAGCAGTTAATAATGCCGGCTTATCGCCTCCGACTATCTTGATGAGGCTGTACCCCACCGTCTCCTGTCCATCTCTCATGAGGATCAGGTCGCGGGCTTCCTTGTCTATCTTCCAGTTACGCCTGTCGAGTGCTGTCCACTCAGCAGTGTCATTCGCAACCGCAGAGATATCATCGACCCATACGGTACAAGCCCCGAGGTCTGAGTCATACTCAAGTCCTACAGAAATAATCGCAGTATCCGTCTCAGGATTGGCAAGAGACAGCCTTACGAACGTCCAGGTATCTGCACTAAGGGCAGGGATGCTCAGGGTTTCCAGTGGACTACCACAAGATGCAGTGTCATCAAGAAGGAGTTTCAGGTTGCCGGAGCTGGTAGCCACGGTACTCTTCACCCACATCTCAATCGTGTCATATCCAGAAAGGTTTTTACTTGTGATGCTATCGGTTACGAAATCCCCCGCAGAAGCACCGGATGCAATAACCATCTTCAGCGACTGAGATCCCTGTTTTTTATCTTTTGTATCCAGTGACTGGGTAAAATCAGAATCTGTTTTCTCATCAAAGGTCGCTGTACCCGCATGAATACGAGTAAAGCTTACCTTTTCCCTGTACTCTATCTTCGAGATCATGGAGATGCCGGAGGGGATATCAAAGCGTACCTGTTTCCCATCTCCGTGCAGTGAAATATTCTCTATCGGGTCATACACCCATCCGGTTGCGGAGAGAATACTTTGGTTTATAAAGTCATCGACGTTGTCTGGGTTATAGTCCCAGTGCCATAGCTCATAGGACTCTGATGCCGTGGACGCTGTTGCCGCTGGCATGAAGGTGGACGTTGTGACATTGCTAGTAATAGCAGAGTCGGTGACACGACGAGTTAGCCCGTCGTTATCACCGCTCGTAAATCTGATCCATTTCCCAATTTGGTTGTCAGCACCACCCAGAACAATCGTGTTGTCCAGTAGCGTTGTAGTGCTACCGCTGCTTGTCGCGGCAGACACATAGACAGCCCCTAGAGTGCGACCTATATGCTGCCTCAGTTGCTCACGAGTTCTCCCTTGAATTGCTGGCATTGTCTTTCCTCATACTATCAATTAGCGCCGACGAGCTGGGGCTCTAGGAGCTGCTCGTCTGACCGGAGCAGGCGCAGGGGCTCTGCGGTTCGGGGCTGCTGCCCGTGGCGCAGGTCCATTACCTCTAGGTGGTTGGCGTCTTGGCATTGGCCTTCCAGCGCCCGGTCTGCCAGCGCCTCTTCCCCTGCCTAGTATCTTCTGGACGTCTTCAGGCCCAAGGGTTTCCATAACACTCTGGATCGTAGGTAAAAACATCTTCAAAGTTGCCGCAAACCGAGGGTCATTAGTAGGGTCTCCTCCACCGGGGGGTGGTCCAGCAGGTGGGCCACCAGGTGGTGGTGGCGGAGGCCCGGGTGGCCTCATTCCGCCAGGGGGTCGCATTACCATGTTAGTACCCTCCCTTTTTCTTCTTAGCCATAGGTTTCCCCGTAGCCTTTGCGTATTTCTTGGCTGCGGCTCTACCTTTAGGAGTATATGCGAAGTGGCGCTTGCCTACTTTTGGCATAGCTATCCCTCTTTTTCTTGATTGTTGCTGTTATTTTCTCTTGAACACCGGCTTGCGCTTTTCGAGAAAAGCACTCACGATCTCTTTATGATCCTCAGACTCTGAGGACTTCTCGTTCTTCCCCTGTTCGAGCTGTACTTGCAACTCGGCAACCATCCTTGATAAAGCCTTGTTCTGAACTTCCAAGGCGAATACCCTGTCTGATTGAAGCACTGCCTGGATGTCCTCGGTCTTAATATCTACACGCACGTCGCTAGTCATCGTTTCACTTCCTAATGATATATTTTCCTATTCGTACTCGTAACACGTTTCGATGCATACTTCCGAAACTCATTAAGAGCGCGTCCTATTTCCTTCCGTTCAAGCGGCGTAGGGGGGCGCTTGTTATACTTCGTTCTCACTTGTTCGACAAAGCTCTCAGCAGCGTTCCCCATCATCTCTTCAATCTGGGACTGGCTGGTTGTATCGTCAGCAAGAACTTGCACCTTCTGCTTATGCTCAACGCCAAACCTATCGGTAACCTTCAGCATAACCATATGGGCGACAATCTTTCCGCCAGTCTCTGCATTGCGCCCCACCGGGGCCACCCCTAATGGGATAGTCCCCGATGGGGTCCAGATATCAGTTGCCATTCTAATTCCTAACTGCGTATATCCAACATAACAATCTGGTTGTCAGTATCCACGGATGGGATTCCCATCGCAGTACCTATTGGCCTGGTGTCTTCTTCAGAAGAAGCGTCCCACAGGTCAAATGCGCCTGACTCACCTGATGCTTGGCTAACGCCTATAGCGTCACCAACAACAGCCACTGCCGCTCCAGACAATACAGAGGCAATACCGGATGTCTGTAGCCAGCAATAGTAGCTTGCCGTCACTGGGATCGTGGTTACCCCGAGTGGCCCGGTTGTCATCGTGCCATCACCATCAACGATCTTGACGTTTGTGTATGGGTTGTAGGCCAACCCAAAGAGAGACGCTGTGGTCAGGGCTGTTCGTATTCCATCTGGCTCATCAAGAGTGATGATTACCGTGTTATCGGCAGACGCATCATGGGCGGGGTGAGACTTAATCCTGTAAACCTCTCCCTGACCAGGGCCGTCATTACATATCAGATAGCCGTCCTTGTACTGATCCTTTGTAAGGTCAGTGGTCGGCACTTCAATACTGATAGTCGTGTCACCCGCCGACTGCGCTGCTGTCGCCTGAACGTCCATGTCGTGGGCGGCTACTGCTGCTATACCATCAACAATTTGCCCCGCAGTTGTAATAGCGGCGCTGCTATTCTTGGCATAGTAGAACGTGCGACCATCAGGCAAAACAGCCTTTGTACCAAGCTTCTGCTTCTGCTCAGATGATTCAACTTTTTCCATTCCATAGCTAAGATATACCGTAGTTGGAAATGCCATTTCAACTCCTTTACAGGCTCAAAACCTGCGAATGCCGTTGTAAATTTTTGCGCTAGGCACGGCCTTCATTACACCTAGCTTGACTGTGCGTAAGGCCCTAATCGCCTTTTCCCTCTTACCCGTGGATCAGGCTTATTTTCCTCAGTCTTCTCAGGAGAAGGCTGAACAAGCTTCGCCCCGGTATTTCTCCCTGCACACCACCGACACGTACATGAATCACTGGGGGGCCACGGGAAGAGCCCTACACGGGCCTTTCGGGATACATAGTCTGGATTCCCTGGTAGGTTATCCAGCCTTGTTCCTGCTTCACTCACGACCTCTCCACTTGGAGACACCATAGTGCGGTGGCGATACAGAGATATCTTCGGCTGCCATTCGTCGATATACTCCCACGAATAGCCTTGCCCCACTAATTCCTGTCGCAACTCAGTGCGTTCCTTGGTTGTTATAGCCATATCATTCCTCTAACTAGGCGGTTGCAGGTGTCGCGGCATCCAGCGTGAGGGCAACGCCCTTGGAATCGTCAAGCTCGAACACGCCATAATCTGAGGTCATTACGACTTCTGTCGCACGGAGAGAAGCGTCTCTCTGACGTTCTGTCCTGGTGTCAACACTCTTCAAAACAGCGAGAGCTGACTTGTCCGCGCAAACCCCAACGGCGTCATCCGAGGCGTCAATCGTTATGTTTCCATCCTCGAATATTGGGACACCGTTGATCGGGCGAAGACCACTGAAGAAGTTGCCTAAGAGTTCAGCAGACCAACCTGCTGGAACAGGATATGTACTAGATGCCGTCACCGCAGTGTTGGCAATATCCCATACCGCAAACGGGTGCTGAACAATGTAGACCTGTGACCCGAACTTGTTGCCCTTGGCATAGGCTACGGTTGCGGATACGTTCGCAAGGCTCATGCTTCGGCCAGCAGCTCCGATATCTGTGCTGAAACCAGAGTAAAGCGCCGTTACGTCAGAGTCCTTTTTCCTTGCCATGCCGTCACCAAGCTGTCTCCCAATGATGGAGAACACGTTCTCGGCACTCTGTCGTGCTAACTTATCGGTAATGATAATCTTCGCACCGACCTCTGCCGCTGTGAGGTCTACCGTGGTCATCCCGATATCTTCCTCGTCGATGATGTCCTGCCCGTCAACGAGATCGGACATACTCATTTGTCCTACCTTCGGGACTGTGACCTGCTTAGAACCTTTGGGCAACGTGAACTGCTCAATCAGGTTCATAGCCGGAGCATTGTGCTCCTCTGTAAATCGCGCTGTCGCGATAATGATTCGTTGGGCATTCTCCAGATTGCCCGTGGTTGCCGTCTGTGCCATATCGAGCCTCCTTTAAGCTCCCAGTGCTAATCTTCTTGCGGCGCGTACTGCCGCTTCTGACCTGTCGCCGTTATTGTACGCATCAAGTAACCTATCGTCGTTCGACGACACCTCCGCAGCTCCCTGACTATTGTCGAAAGTCTGTGGAGGAACACGACCTTGCTTTAGCCGAGCATTTTCTGCTCGAAGATCCCTGTCACTTCGTATTCGCCTGACCTCCTTCTCCATTTCTGCCGGAGAGTTAGTCTGCTGTAGGGCTATAAAATCATCAAGCATCTGCTGGTCTGCCAGTCCATGCTTCTTCATGTAATGGACAGCCGCAGCCTGACGACCCTGCAAAAACCCAACCATGTTGGCAGTCTCTTCCTCTTGCTTCTGGAACCTCTGCTCCTGCCGGATGTATTGCCTGGCCTGATCCTTCGCCTGTTCAGGCATATACCCTGCGTCTTCTAACTGCTGTTGATATGCTCTGGCCTGTCGCCCCACTTGTTCACGCCACTCACGCTGCTTTTCATCAGCACGGCGTTGTCGAAGTTCCTCAAGCTCCCGCGTTGCCCGCTCGTCTGTCGGGGCAACCGCCTCTGGTTCTGGTGGCGGTGGCTCAGAAGCAACTGGGGGTGCAGCAGTCTCTTCGGCACTAGATGCCATGTCCCCGAATGACGTGGTGTCTTCCGTCTCCGATGTACTTGTAGACTCGTCTTCCCCGGTGAACCCGTCTCCCTCTGAGACAACCGGTTCTATTATATCTACCGATTCATCTGTCCCCTGTGGCTGTTCCATTGAAGTAACCATATGTTA